TAGCATTAACACTTTCAACTGATAAAGCGGCAATTATTACTGCTTCATGGTTTGGTTGGTTAGAGGACGCATAAACATGGCAACTATCACACAAGAAGATGGAACAGGATTAGCAAATGCTACCAGTTATGCAACCGAGGCGGAATTAGCTGCATACAATACCGAACGTGCCGTTACGTTAACTGGCACCTACGGCACCCCGTCTGAAATTCTAATTAAGGCAATGGATTATTTAGAATCGTTCAAATTCATTGGCACTAAAGGTAGCGACTCGCAATCGTTACAATGGCCTCGGTGGGGTGCTGTAAAAGACGGTTACGAGATTGCCAGTGATTCAATACCGTTACTTTTAAAAGAAGCACAAATGGAAATAGCCATTTCTATCGATGGTGGTACAAACCCGTTGGTAAACACAGCGCGTGAAACCATTGAAGAAAAAGTAGGTGAAATTTCCGTTAAATATTCACCATCCGCACATGCTGTAGAATACTTAACAGCGGCGCATACGAAATTAAATAAATTAACCATACAAGGTGTGAGGGCGTACCGGGCATGAGTTTTTACGGCAATCTCGCGGCGGTTGCAACAAAACTATTAACCGACAAAGGGCAATCGGTCGTATTCACACGTAAAACTACATCGATATTCGACCCGGTAAAGGGGCGCAACAATGTTACCACCAGCACCTTCAGCGGTTACGGTGCGGCATTTGATTATAACCGGTCAGAAATAGACGGTGAGTTAGTACAGCGTGGCGACATACGGTTTTTAATGGAAGCGATAACGACCGCCCCGGCATTGGGTGACACGTGCGTCATTGATAGCGTTACGTATCGTGTAATGAATGTTAAACCAACGTCACCCGGCGGCACTGTGGTTATGTACGAAGTGCAATTACGCAAATGAGTTTTCAAAGCCAGATAAAAAAGTTTAATGATAAGACGAAATTGAAAGCGGTTCGTACGTTTCGTGGTACCGCTTTGTCAATATTTAGCCGTGTCATTATTCGCACCCCTGTTTTAAGTGGACGATTGCGTGGTAACTGGCAGACACAATTAAACAGGGCACCGAGTAGCACATTAGATGTTGAAGATAAAAATGGTGCAGCGGCAATCACACAGGCGGGTAAGGCGGTAAGTCGTGCCAAACTGGGTGATTCAATATTCTTAAGTAATAATTTACCATACGCACAAGTGGTTGAAGATGGTAGTAGTAAACAAGCACCTGCCGGGATGGTAAAAGTGAGTATCGCAGAATTTCAAGAGCAAGTTAAAAAAAATGTGAGGCTTAACCGGTGACAGTATACGCAGACATTGATAGTGCGTTAGACGGGCATCTAAACGATATGCCTGATTTGCCGCCTGTAGCGTGGGAGAATCTATCCTACACGCCCGTCAACGGTACGCTATACTTACGCCCAAAGATGATACCCGGTGATACCCGACAAGCCACGTTAGGCGATTCAGGTACAGATGAAAATATAGGCATTTATCAGGTTGATGTATTTGCCGCCGCTGGCGAGGGTAAGGAAGAGGCAATTGTAAAAGCAGATGAAATTGCCGACCATTTTAAACGCGGTACATTGTTGACACACAATGACCGTAATGTAAGGATTAAAAGCGCAAGCCGCCGCGTAGGTGTGAATACACCTGATGGTTGGTATATGATCTCGGTAGAGATTGTTTATATTACATTTACAGAAGCGAGGACATAACCATGACTACTGCAACCGGCGCACGACATTCGGCAGGGTTCATTGCTGAGGCCACATACGGTACCACCGTTGCCACACCGGCTTTTGCCGACATTCGACATACGGGTATGTCATTGGCATTAACTAAAAATACATTTGAATCTGCCGAAGTGCGTAGTGATCGACAAATAGCACACTTCCGCCATGGTGTACGTAATATCGCGGGTGACATTGGTATCGAATTATCTTATGGCACGTTTGATGATTTTCTTGAAGCATTGATGGGTGGTACATGGGCTGCTAATGTTTTACTTGCTGGCACTTCCCGCCGTTCATTCACTATTGAGCGATATTTTGCAAATATTGCAATACCTGAGTGGCACCGGTTTACAGGGTGTGAAGTTAACAGTCTTAATTTATCAATCACACCTGATGCGATTATCACCGGCAGTTTTGGTATCGTTGGTAAAGACAATTCAATAGGTACCGCAATACTTACCGGAGCCACATACCCCGCTGCTACTACCACTTCACCATTCGATGCTTTCACAGGTACGATTAACGAAGGTGGTGCATCTATTGGTACCGTGACAGGGTTGGAAATAACAATAGAGAATGGTTTATCACCGTTGTTCGTTGTGGGTTCCAACACCACTGAACGGCCTAGCATTGGCAAATCACGTGTCACCGGTACATTGACTGCATTTTTTGAAAGTAAAACATTACTGGAAAAATTCATTAATGAAACGGCGTCAAGCATTGATATTACATTGACCGACGGTACAAGTAGTATTCAGCTTGATTTGCCAAACATTAAGTACACGGGCGGTCAACCAGATGTTGAAGGTGAAGGTGAAGTTACAATAGCGTTGCCATTCACCGCGCTGTACAGCTCTGGCGACTCTTCACAGTTAGTAATCACACGGACACCTTAATATTATGATTAATAATGTTGAAGATTTATATACGTTAGCATCGCACTCTAAAGGTGCTGAAATGCAGATTAACGGGCTTGATGGTAAGCCCGTTGACATGTTCATTACCTTTGTTGGTATTGATTCGCCACAATGGGAAGCAATCACCCGTAAACATCGTAAAGCCCAAATTAAAGTAATTAAAGCGGGTGGTGACGATAGAAAGGTTACGGTGGCAATGCTCACTGAAGCGGCTACCGGCTGGCGTGGTTTTAGATCGAAAGGTAAGGTGATTAAGTTCAATAGTTCAAGAATTAAAGAACTGCTAACTAACGCACCCTACATTTGCGATCAGGCCGATGTATTTGTAGGCACACGTGTAAATTTTACGAAGGGTTAATTACACAACTAATTGAATACGCGAAATGGATGCTTTACGCAAACGGTTGTGCGGAAGGTTCAAAAAGTAGCAGATTAGCCCATTGGAAGCAGGTCAAAAAGACCACGGGCAAAGCCCCGCAATCGTTACTGAACCGCCCGGAATTTCCGGTTGAATTGTCAGAAGTTTGGACGATCTACAATCAATTAGTTGGTAAAGATGCGTTAACGTACACAGAGATCGACGCCTACATACGGGTGATGCAAGTACCGTTAACACCGTGGGAAATTAAAGTTATGTTCAAACTTGAGGCGGTGCGTAATGGCTGAAGATATTGCAAAACTAGGGATGGAAATAGATTCATCCGGTGCAATAAAAGCAACTCGCGCACTGGATAAGTTAGAACAACAGTCAGGTGAAACCGAGCGCGCCACAAAAGGCGTTACGGCATCTTCTAAAAACAGTGCTACAGCTATGGCGGCATACGCAATTGCCGCTGCTGCTATATCCGCTGCACTGTTTAAATCCATTTCATTACATAAAGATTTTGGCGCGGCAATTTCTGATTTGTCGGCAATCACGGGTGCCACCGGTAAAGATTTAGAATTTTACAATGAGCAAGCGTTATTAATCGGTAAGACCACAACGCTATCCGCTACTCAAGCCGCCATAGCATTCAAATTAATTGCAAGTGCAAAACCTGATTTACTGGAAAGTAAAGAAGCATTAGCCGCCGTTACTAAAGAAGCGGTGACGTTGGCCGAAGCTGCCGGTATTGAAATGCCAGAAGCCGCCGACGCTTTAGGTTCAGCACTTAATCAATTCAGTGCGGGGGCTAGTGAAGCCAGCCGGTTTATTAACGTGTTGGCCGCTGGTTCAAAATTCGGTGCATCCGAAATTGCCGATATGTCAGCAGCGTTGCGTGAATCAGGTACCGTAGCTAGTGCCGCCGGTCTATCATTTGAAACTACTAACGCCGCGCTGCAATCACTCGCTGGTGTGGCTATCAAAGGTAGTAAAGCCGGTGTTGCACTCCGTAACATTCTAGTTAATTTACAAGTGCAATCAGACGATAATATTAACCCGGCTATTGTCGGCTTGAGTACAGCGCTTGAAAATTTAGGCGATATGGAATTAACCACCGCTGAATTAACTAAATTGTTTGGTAAAGAACAATTAGCATCGGCACAAGCATTAATAAAAAATGCAAAACAGGT